GAGCAAGTAATGACGGTTCAGGTTCTGGTCTTGATGCTGATACTATTGATGGTATTGATTCAGCCCGTATTATTTATGGAGGTAATGCAACAGGAACCTACAATGCTAATCCTACAGTAACATCCTCTCCTTACCAAAAATCTGGTTTTTATGATGTTAACGGTACTGGCAATAATGCTCCGACAAACACATATTATTCATATATTAATATGCGCCACACGAATACTGCTAACAACCATGGCCATCAGATTGCAGGTTCTTTTTATAGTCAGGGCGACATATATAACCGTCAAATAAACAATAACAGTTATGGTAGTTGGTCAAAAATATGGAATACAACTAACGATGGTTCTGGTTCAACACTAGATGCTGATCTACTTGATGGACAGCATGGTTCATATTACTACGCTGCTAGTAACCCTAACGGATACACTAACGACCAAACAGCTGCAGAGATACTTGCAGCTTTAAAGACGGTTGATGTTAATGGTACTGCAGGTGTTAATGCAGGTACATTTGACGGAGTGGTAAGTACTTCATTCCTAAGAAGCGATACTTCTGATACTATGACTGGAGAGCTAAATGTAACTCGCAACGGGGGCATGACAGGCTCAAGTGCACCGCAATATGGTAATGCAAATATAGAATTGCAGACTAGCAGTAATCATGCACCCGCCATTAGTTTTCATAGAGGAGGATACTCTGCAACTACTCTTTACGAGTATGATGGAGAACTTTATACAAATGCTTGGGTCTCTCGCGCTCAAACAGGAAAATTAGTTTCCTCTGGAAATATTGGTAGCTATGCTTGGACAAGCTCAAACGACGGTTCAGGTTCTGGATTAGATGCTGATTCACTTGATGGCATTCAGGCTTCTAGCTTTATGAGAGGAGGCAGAACACTTACAACAATAAATACAATTAGTAATGGTGGAGATAGATATGACCCCAGTACAAATAATCCTACAAATGAACATTATGCAGTATTAACATACGGTAATGGGGGTAACGTAACAGGGCAGCTTGCAACTCACTTTCAAACAGGAAATTTATACAGTAGAGGTTATAACAATGCTTGGTCAAACTGGAGAACTTACTGGAACTCTTTAAACGATGGCTCTGGCTCTGGTTTAGATGCTGATTTACTTGATGGACTAGAACTACATACTGCAAGAAATAATGAAGTTAACAAAGTTGTAAGAACAGATACCAATGGATATATTCAAGCAGGTTGGATAAATACAACTTCTGGCTCAACTACTGGTACCAACAGGATATATGCTTCTAACGATGGTTATATTCGATATGTTACACCAGCAACGTTTATAAGTAATCTAGGTTTATTTACTACTTCTAATGACGGCTCAGGTTCAGGTTTAGATGCTGATACAGTAGATGGTATACAAGGTGCAGCTATTGTTAAAGGTGGTACTGCTAGAAAGTCAAGTCAAGTTAGTGCATTTGCTGGAGTCAACGAAGTTTCTGGATTCTACTTTGGTAATAATGTGACAAGTGCACCAACTACTGATTGGATTAATTATATACATTCTGCAGGTAATAGTTGGTCTAGTAGTAATAACTATTCTTTCCAGCTAACACATGCTTTCCACAGTGATAGCCTTTGGGTTAGTAGAACTACTAATGGTAGCCAATCGACTGCTAGGAAGATCTGGGATTCTGCTTCTGACGGTCCAGGCTCGGGTCTTGATGCTGATACAGTTGATACTATACAGGCTTCTTCATTATTAAGAAGTGATACTGCAGATACATTTACTGGCACTCTCACAATGGGTACTCAGCAGGCATTAGTTGCTAATAACTACGGTAGAGGTGTGTTTGGTGTTTATTCAGCAACTCGTTATCAACACGTTTGGTCAATGGGAACAGCGTATAAAACATCAGATGATGGTACTTCATACGGAAATATGTATGGTTTAACATATACGCACACTAATATCGGAACTGGTACCAATCAAGCTATATCGGGATTAAGTCATCAGCTGCAGCATAGACAAAACGGTGTATTAAATTGTGCCTTTGGTACTGGAATATGGACATCTGGAAACGTAACAGCTTATTCCGATATTGCTGTTAAAACTAATCTTGTAAGAATACCAAATGCTTTAGAAAAAGTATGCTCTATCAATGGTTATACATATGAGAGAACAGATTACATAAAAGATTTAGAAGATCCAGAAGCTCCAGATGTATTAAGACAAGCTGGTGTCGTTGCTCAAGAGATTGAAAAGGTATTGCCAGAAGTTGTTTCAGGTAAAGATGGAAATAAGGCTGTTGCATACGGCAACGTAGTCGCATTACTGATTGAATCAATTAAAGAGTTAAAAGACGAAGTCGATGAACTCAAAAAACAGTTAAAGGAGAAATAGAATGGCAAATTGCGTAAGATGCGGCTGTGCCCATCACGAAGATGCATGCGATGTAGTTCATAGTCCTGCAGAAACTGAATGTGCATGTCCAAGATGTCAGTGTTCTGACTGTACTGGAGAATAACTATTTGCAAGCTAGGTAAAAAACTATTATAAATAGATACAAAGGATAATAACCTTTAATCATATTTTAACTTGGAGAAATAAAAAAATGGCAATAACATTTACAAAAAACGAAACTTTTAATGGAACTAGAGTGCATACACTTCCTGATCCAGACAACGAAGGTGAAACTATTACTGAAACTATTACAGGTGTCAGAGATATCGAAGTAACGTTCACTCAAGATGATCCAGAAATCATTCACACAAGAATGGTTAATGTGTGCTTTGAAGCTGATGGTACTACTTACGATTCTGATGCTACTGATGCTAGAATTGCTGAAGTTGCTGCTGGTGTTGCACATAAAATCGCAGTCGGCGTAATATCTTAATAAAAGGACTTAAAAATGGCTAAACCTAATTCAAGACAAACACTAATTGATTACTGTTTACGTGCATTAGGCGCGCCCGTTGTTGAAATTAATGTAGACGATGACCAGGTTGAAGATAGAGTTGATGAGGCTTTACAGTTTTATCAGCACTATCATGCTGATTCTATCGAAAAGGTTTTTCTAAAGCACCAGGTAACGGCTGATGATATTACTAATGGGTATTTAACTATACCGGATTTAGTAACTGATGTCATTCAGATTTTTCCACTAAGAGAAAGCGGCGGTCATAATATGTTTGATATTCAATATCAGATGCATTTAAATGACATGTATTCTCTTGGCTATATGGGATCCTTGGTAGAATACGAAATGGCTCAACAGTGGTTATCTATGTTAGATCTTATTATGGATTCTGACACAAAACATATTAGCTTTGATCGACATAAAAACCAATTAAGAATAGATATGGATTGGTCTAAAGAAGTCGAGGTTGACGAATATATTATTATTGAGTGTTATAGAATATTAGATCCAAACACTTATACTGATGTATACAACGATTATTTTTTAAAGAGATACCTAACTGCGTTAATTAAAATGCAATGGGGCGTCAATCTTTCTAAGTTTGAAGGTATGGTAATGCCCGGTGGCGTTACGTTTAACGGCCGACAGATTTTAGAAGATGCTAAGGAAGAAATAGAAAAATTAAATGAAGAAGTCAGATTAAACTGGGAACAACCAGTTGACTTCTATACGGGGTAAAATATGCCACGAAGTGTATATTTCTCTCAGGCTGTAAAGTCAGAACAAAATTTATATGAAGATTTAATCATTGAATCTCTTAAAATTTTCGGACAGGATGTATATTACATTCCTAGGGCTTTAGTATCTAGAGACGACATACTAGGCGAAGATCGCGCATCTAAGTTTGATGATGCGTATCTTATTGAGGCTTACATTGAAAACACCGATGGATTTGAAGGTGCGGGTGATCTGTATCAAAAATTTGGTCTTGAGATTAGAGACGAAGCAACCTTTATTATTTCTAGGCGACAATGGCAAAATTTAGTTGGTATTTGGAATAATGCAGTAGATAGCAATAAACCTCAAGAAGGTGATTTAATATTTCTACCAATGTCTAATAGTTTCTTTGAGATATCATTTGTTGAAGATGAACAGCCGTTTTATCAGTTGTCTAATCTTCCTGTATATAAAATGCAGTGTAGCTTGTTTGAGTATAACGAAGAGGACTTTGAAACTGGAATTGATGCAATCGACGTTGTTCAAGGCCAGCAATCATATCAGGTTGGTATGACAGTAACTGTTTCTGGTGGAAATCACTTTAAACAGGGTGAAATTGTAACTCAGATTATTAGCACAACCCCAGCTGTAAGTGTATATGGAGAAATTCAGACACTTACTAAAACCTCAGATATCGCTGCTACTATATCGGTATCAAATATAGGGGTGACCGGAAGTACGGACGCAAAGGACTTTTTTGTATCTCCAACCGTGGGACTGATTGGATCAGAATCAACCAGCACTTGTTATATTACAGATATAAACGATGTGGCTGATGAAGAAGCATTCCCAAGTGACGATCAAGCTGAAAACTATGCGTTTGAAGTAGAAGCCGATGGGTTCTTAGACTTTACAGAAACTAATCCGTTTGGCGACGCGTCGGAGACATACTAATGTTTGGAACTCACTTTTACCACGCAACAACACGAAAGGCAGTAGCTTTATTTGGTACTATATTTAATAATATTAGCGTCATTAGGCAAGACGGTTCTGGTAATGTATTAAATCAGATCAAAGTGCCATTAGCATATGGACCTAAACAAAAATTCTTATCTAGACTAGATACACCGACTGGGCAGGATGCGACAATGGCCATCAAGTTGCCTAGAATGGGATTTGAAATAACTTCTATGGATATTGATTCCACCCAGAAGTTGGCAAAGAGAAATCAGATAGTAGAAAATCATGCGACTGATTCTACTAAAAAGAAAACAATTAAACAAGCCGTAGCATATAATATTAATATGTCACTATTTGCTATGGCCAAGAATCAAGATGACGGTTTGCAGATCATGGAACAAATACTTCCATATTTTCAGCCTGAATATACGGTAACAATTAATCCTGTAACTGGCTTTGATTATAAACAGGATGTTCCTATTATATTAAACGCAGTTACTATTCAAGATGATTACGAGGGAGATTTTCAAACTCGTAGAGCTTTGATATACCAATTCGACTTTGTTATGAAGATGAAGTATTTTGGACCTACTGCAGATCAAGGTGTTATTAGAGAAATTAACTTAGATTTTAATGCTGATGCTGGTGGATCAAACATCCTAGAAAATATGGATTTTACAATAACTCCTGCTGATGCAGATGAGGATGATAACTATACTGTTAACGTAAGTATAACATAGGTACATTATGGATAAATTAGAGAAAATGCAGGAAAGCCTGAATAAGAACTTGCCTGAAAAAAAAGCTCCAAAACCCGAGACTACTAAATCGCAAAAGGAGATAAAAGACGATTATGAGTTTTCTAGGAAAACATATAAAGATCTTATTGAAACTGGAGTACGGTCATTAGATGTACTTGCAGAGCTTGCCAGAGAATCAGAACACCCAAGAGCGTTTGAGGTTCTATCTAAAGCCATAAAGGATATTGGAGATGTCACCGATAAACTTATGGACCTACAAAAAGATCATAGAGACTTGACGGACGGAAGTAAGAATAAGAAAGAAGTTACTAATAATAACTTATTTGTTGGTAGTACTACTGATCTGCAAAGATTATTTATGAAGCATGACAAAGAACAAAAGAAGGTAATAGATGCCACGCCCGAAGAATGAGCATGAAGGTTACCTAGGTAATCCTAATGTAAAGAAGGATGGCGTAGAGAGCCAGTTTAGCGAAGAAGAAATAAAGGAGTATCGTCAATGCATGATGGATCCTTCATATTTCGCTATAAACTATTTGAAGGTAATATCACTAGATGATGGTTTAGTTCCGTTTAAACTATATCCTTATCAAAAGAATATGTTCAAACATTTTAATGATAATAGGTTTTCTGTTATTTTAGCATGTAGACAGTCTGGTAAGTCTATATCGGCTGTTGCATATTTGCTTTGGTACGCATGCTTTCATCCAGAGAAAACAATTGCTATTCTTGCGAATAAGGGTTCTACTGCAAGAGAGATGCTAGCTCGTATTACGTTGATGTTGGAAAATTTACCGTTCTTTTTGCAGCCAGGATGTAAGGCACTAAATAAAGGATCTATTGAATTCAGTAATAACTCTAAGATTATTGCATCGGCTACTTCTGGTAGCTCTATTCGTGGTTTGTCTATTAACTTATTGTTCCTAGATGAGTTTGCTTTTGTAGAAAACGATGCACAGTTTTATACTTCGACTTATCCAGTTGTTTCATCTGGTAAAGACACAAAGGTTATTATTACTTCTACGGCAAACGGTATTGGTAATGTATTTCATAGAATCTGGGAAGGTGCTACTACATACACAAACGAATATAAAGCTTTTAGAGTTGATTGGTGGGATGTTCCTGG